GGATGATGGATATATCAAAGCTAGAGTTATCAAAGCGGTGAATCCAACGGTGCAAGCCTATTTGGCTAAGCCGATCGATTCAGCCATGAAGCGTCTAAAGATGTTTTGTGACGGCGAGAAGACTCTGCTCTTAGGACCAACGGTCGTGAGAGAGGGATGGCGTAATACCCTCCAGCATCCACTAGTCGATAACACCTTTCAAGAGGAAGGTCGTAGACCCTGCGAGTTTCGGATTGCCATTGGCTCCGGAAAAACTGCCCAAGAATTATCGGAATGGTTTCAAAGGTCTTATGAATGGGTCGGTTCACCCCGAGCCCCAGGAGTAAGTCGCTATTCCATGATTGTGGCTGGTGATGATTTCTTCTGCATCTATATAGAGAAAGGCTATATAATTATGTTTGCAGAAAATGATTTTTCATCTTTCGATCGAACCGAAGGAACCCATGCTTTAGAGGCTGAGAGTAGGATACTCAAAGCCTTAGGAGTGTCAAGTTCTAAGATTGGAATCCTCTTTCGTGGGACGCTTGCGACGGCCAGTTATGAGGACAGACATTTCGAGTTGAGAGAAAGGATTGAATTGCCAGACCAACGTGCCACGGGCGGGCCCGACACTACCATTGGTAATAGTGTGTTAGATGTTACATCTGTACTGTTCGGACTGGAAGCAGCTCCGATGGAATCATTAGCCGAAGAGCAAGCCAAATTAGGGTTCATAGCGAAACTAAAAATTTCGTCGAATTTTTTGGGGATGACTTTTCTCAAGGGCTGGTGGCTCCCGTTAGATGAAATTTGTTCAGGTTTGGAATATGCCTGGCTACCCTTACCTTCGCAAGTGATAAAATTAGGGAAGATAATGACAGATCCTGTCAGAATCTTTCCACTTTTGTCCGTTGATGAAGCGTGGCGATCAGCTGCTAAAGCTATGGCTGCCGGTTTAGGTCATGTTCCCCGTACTTACCCAATTTTGGGCCCATTGCTGCATCGATATGATAATCTCATAAAGACGCCGGTGGAGACTTTACAGGAGGCCAAGTGTGCCTCCGGTGGCATCGGGAGGTTTGGCCTTTGCTCCCTTTAGGGTGCGGATGACGATCTGAACCCTGAAGCGTAGGCGACAGCGCGTGTACAT